ACTAACTACGGTGCGCTTTACGACAAGCTACCAATCCATGCGTATGTGTGGAAAGAAGTAGTCGAGCCGTTGCCGTTAGACCATCTACAAATATGGGACTGCCTATCGTATGACATGGCGGTGATTGAGAAGTCAAACTTACGGGGTTTGAAGGTTAAGTTCTTTGGCAAGGACAAGCAGTTTCACTTTGGTAATTACTTGTTCACCATTGACTTTGCCTCACCCGAATCTAACAGATTAGATACTAGCTTTTCAGAGGGGGTCGAAGAGCATAAGTCGTATAACTTTATACGCCTAGATAACGGGCAGTTTGCCTGTCAACCTAATAACAGATGCTTGTGGTATGACGTATCACTCGTACCAGCAGTTCTAAAGACCCCTGACTTTAAGATACCCACTGAGGTATATAGCGTTGAGAACCACGCTAAGTGGAGTGCCAAGGATGAATGGTTTTATAACTTTGAAGAAATTAAAAATGATTGAATATACTTGGTCATACTCAAGTCTAGACCTCTTCAAGCAATGCCCTCATAAGTATTATCGGTTGCGAGTAGCCAAGGACATTAAAGAGCCTGAGTCTGAACCCATGCGATATGGCAAGGAAGTCCACAAAGCTGCGGAAGATTTTATTAGGGATGGTATTCCTGTACCTGAAAAGTATGCATTTATGCGTGAGCTTCTTGAGCCAGTCCGTAAGATTACAGGACAACATCTTTGTGAGTATCGTTTAGGATTGACCCGGGCCCTGGAGCCCTGTGAGTTCTTTGGTAAAGATGTTTGGTGGCGTGGGATCCCTGATTTTCTAGCTGTAGATGAGGATAAAGCTACTCTGCTTGATTACAAAACGGGTAAGAGTTCCAAGTATGCGGATACTAAACAACTAGACTTGCTTGCCCTAGCCATATTTAAGCACTTCCCCGAGGTCAAAACCATCAAGGCGGGTCTGCTATTCGTGGTAGCAAATGACTTTATTAAGACCAAATATGAGCGTTCCGAACACGAAAAGACATGGGTTACTTGGTTGGAAGATACGCATCGCTTGGAGAAAGCCTACGAGGTAAATGTATGGAACCCCAAGCCAAACTTTAGTTGTAAGGCATGGTGTGTTGTAAAAGACTGCATCCATAATGGAAAAGGGAGTTACCGATGAGCCTTGATCTTAGTTATATCGATACGCTTAAAAAAGAAGAATCTTGTTTTCACGACATTAAATACACAAACGATCAATACGGCGGTAATCAAAACGAAATAACATTTACTGTTGATAACATATGCGGTAACGATATTGAAATAGAATTTGAGTCTGACGGCAAAGAATATTTGTGCATTGTTAAAAAAGTAAAAGTACGCATAAAAGGCGAAGTAGAACAGAAAGAGTTTTTAAGATCGTTGCAAATGATCCTTGAAGCTGAGAAAATAAGTGAATTACTAGGGAGGTAATCGTGCCTTACAAAAACAAAGAAGATCGTAACTACAAACGGGAATATGAAACATATCAGGGTAAACCCGAGCAGATTAAGAATCGTGCCTCACGTAATAAAGCACGTGCAACCCTAACCAAAAATGGCAAAGTAACAAAGGGTGATGGCAAGGATGTACATCACGTAAAGGCTATTGATAAGGGTGGTAGCAACAAAGACGGACTTAAGGCGGTGCCTGCATCTACAAATCGTTCGTTTAAACGAGATGCAAAAAAGAATTTGGTTTCAGAGATAAGTAAGCGGGAACGCAAAAAAGCTTGACAAAGTTTTAAGTAGTACTAGAATTAAAACGTGGATCAAAACTTCGGTTTTGGTCTACAAACTATTGAAAGAGTAGAGTGCAAATTATAGATAACAAGGCTCTCCTATTAAAAATTAAGGAGCCACAACGCATCACCACAGTTATACCGAAGTCCAAAATACTGGATTCGGGTGAGGTGCTTGTCAAGTGGGGGCTAGAAGAAGCCCAAGTATTAAAGAACCTACGCATCAAGAATGTGCCTTCTCCTATTGAGGCGCACTACGACTGGCCTGGGTTATATAGACCGTTTGAACATCAGAAAACAACTGCATCGTTCTTAACTTTGCATCGTCGGGCTTTTTGTTTTAACGAGCAAGGCACTGGCAAAACGTCTTCTGTAATTTGGGCTGTAGATTATTTAATGAATATCGGCATCATCAAACGTGTATTGGTGCTATGCCCGCTATCCATTATGCAGTCGGCTTGGGAGAACGACCTCTTTAAGTTTGCCATGCATCGTAGTTGCGCCATAGCCCATAGCTACTCAAAAGAAAAAAGAATTGAGGCTGCTAACAGTTCGGCTGAATTTGTGATCTGTAACTACGACGGGCTAGAGATTATTAAAAACTGTGTAAAGAACTTTGACCTGATTGTGATTGACGAGGCAAATGCATACAAGAACGTATCTACCAAACGTTGGAAGACCCTTAACACTTCTTTGCGTCCTACCATGTGGGTATGGATGTTAACAGGAACACCCGCTTCTCAGTCGCCTACTGATGCATACGGACTAGCTAAGATCATCAATCCATCGGGGGTGCCTAAATTCTTCGGGGCTTTCAGGGATATGGTAATGCAACGCATTACAACATTTAAGTGGATACCTAAATTTAATTCTGAAAAGACTGTGCATGAGGTGCTACAACCAGCAATACGTTTTACCAAAGAAGAATGCCTAGACTTACCAGACATGACGTACGTGACCCGTGAAGTACCGCTTACATCACAACAGCAAAAATATTACGAGAGCTTACGTAAAAACTTGTTGACCATAGCGGCAGGGGAAGAAATCTCCACAGTAAATGCGGCGGCTAATTTAAATAAGCTTCTTCAGTTATCTTGCGGTGCAGTATATTCGGATAGTGGAGAGATCGTAGCGTTTGATGCTAAGTCTAGAATGACTGCGTTGCTTGAGGTTATTGAGGAAGCAAGCCACAAGGTTATTGTGTTTGCGCCGTTTAGACATGCTATCGACATCATTGCGGAAGAATTAAAAAGTAATGGCATTCCTTCGGAGACCATACACGGCGGGGTAACTGCGACTAAACGTACTGAGATATTTGCAAGGTTTCAAACAGAGGACACACCACAAGTTCTTGTCATACAACCACAAGCTGCTGCGCATGGAGTTACGCTACACGCTGCTAACGTTGTAGTTTGGTGGGGTCCAATTACATCCATAGAAACATATTTACAGGCGAACGCACGTGTGCACCGGGCCGGACAGCGTAACCCTTGTACTGTAGTTCACATTCAGGGTTCACCCGTAGAGAAAAAAATTTACAAGATGTTGTCAGAGAAAGTTGATATTCATTCACGATTAATTGATCTATATAAAAATATTGTGGAAGGTACTTGACAAAGTATAAAATAGTATTAATATAGTAGTTATAAATATAAGGAGTGCTTAATGAGTGAAGTAAATGCCGAAAGGCTGGCTAAGATTTACACAAAAATTCGTGCAAAACGTCTTGAGTTAGAAAAAGAAGTAAGCGAATTACAAGAACAACAAGACCTAGTTGCTAAAGAAATATTAGAGTTGTGCAAAGAACAAGGTGTGCAAACCATGCGTACAGAATACGGTACGATTTCATTGCGCACAACAAAAAGATATTGGACTAATGACTGGCAGTCCATGTACGGTTTCATCAAAGAGCATGATGCATTTGCGTTGTTACATCAACGGATTAACACAACCAATATGAATCAGTTTTTAGAAGAAAACCCCGATCTACATCCGCCGGGGCTAAATGCGGATGCAACACAAACTATTGCAATTGTTAAAAGATAGGAGAAGTGCATGAGTAATGAATTATCTGTACTAGGTTCGGGTTTACCTAGTTATCTAAAAGAAACCCAACTAGACGATACAACTAAAGCCCTGATGGGTGGCGGTGGTACAGGCGGTATGAAGCGTATCTCTATCAAAGGCGGTGTATGGCGCATGATGGTTAACGGTAAAGAAGTAGCAAAGAATGAAGACCGTGCGATGAATGTAGTTATCATAGCCGCTTCACCAAAAGTATCTCGTACGTTCTATGCCAAGACTTACGTGGAAGGCGAAGTAACTGCACCTGATTGTTGGTCTGCTGATGGTGAAGTGCCAAGTCCTAAGTCTGAAAACCTACAATCCAAGCGTTGCGTGGACTGCCCACAAAATGCCAAGGGTTCAGGTCAAGGTGATAGCCGTGCTTGCCGTTATAGTCAGCGTTTAGCGGTTGTATTAGCTAATGACGTTGGTGGTGAGATTCTTCAGTTAACGTTGCCAGCTTCATCTATTTTTGGTGCAGGCGAGCCAGGCAAATGGCCTTTGCAGACTTATGCCAAGATGATTGGTAGTAAGGGTGTGCCCATCACTGCGGTTGTAACTGAGATGCGTTTTGATACTGACAGCGCAACACCTAAGTTAGCTTTCAAACCAATACGTGTTTTGGATGCAGAAGAGCATGCGTTAGCAATTCAGCAAGGGCAATCTGCTTCGGCTAAGTCGGCTATTACTATGATGGTTGCAGAAGTAGACAATGCCAAGCCGCCTGCTAAGTTAGAAGTTAAAGCAGAAGCAAAGGTAGCGCCTGTAACTGTGGAAGTTGAAACAGTTGAAGAACCTACTAAGCGTACGGCAAAGAAAGAAGAAGCCCCTGCTCCTAAGAAAGACATCTCAAAGTTACTGACCGAATGGGATGACGCATAATGCCAAAGGGATATTCGCTTCTAATGGCGGATGAGATCAAGTCTGCCAACTCTCAGCTATTGGGAGTTCAACTAGGTAGGGTTTGTCTTAATAAGGATATACCCGTATCTGACGTAGCGAGTTTCTTTGGAGTAAGCAGAATGACTGTATATTCTTGGTTTCGAGGTAAATCTATAGTCTCTGGTAAACATGCTGAGAAGATGAAAAAACTAGTTGATAAATTAAAATAAGCTTATGAGGGGGGCTAGGTTAGCTACCGAAAAGAGTGTATGCCGTCACACTCCTGCCCATTCCTTTTTATAACAACAACGGCAAATATAGGACGGCTATGCTTTCAAAGACAGAGTTTCTCTCTTTAGTATTACCACCCCTACAGGAAGGGGAAAATTACTGCGTATGGGGTAACGATTCTCAAGGCAATATAAGACAAAAGTTTGTTAGTAGTATTGAAGAGATTAGTGCTAGAGCAGACAAGTTATTAGAAGATAACTACAACGCATTCTTTGCGCTGGCTAAGTTTGGTTCTGCCGATCAAGGGCGGTATGCAACCAATGCGCTAGAACTAAAATCTTTTTTTATTGATTTGGATTGTGGAGAAGACAAACCATACGCAACGCTAGACGATGGGCTAGTAGCATTACGGCAGTTCTGCAAGACTACGGGTTTACCCAAACCTACTATTATTCAGTCTGGGCGTGGAGCACACGTGTACTGGATTCTAGACAAAGCTATTACTAGGCAAGAGTGGAAGCCCTATGCCGAGCGACTCAAGGCTTTATCGGTAGAAAATCAGTTTCATATTGACCCTGCTGTACCAGCCGATGCTGCTCGAATCTTACGGATTCCTGAAACGATGCATTTAAAGGACATACTGAATCCTTTACCAGTGCAGATTTTGTATGTGGCTCCAGCTCTATCACTTAGTACTATAGAGGGAATCCTAAAACCAACGGACGACATCCTCAAGTCTATTGAGAAGTCTGAGTTCAAGCGCCCCATGGATGCGGTAACGATGGCACTAATTGGTAGCAGTCAATCACGATTCAAGACCATCATGCTCAAATCTATTGAGGGTAGTGGGTGTAATCAACTGTTGCATATCTACGAGAATCAAACTACGATAGAGGAACCTCTTTGGCGAGCAGGGCTATCTATTGCCCATCAATGTGTAGACAGAGAAAAAGCGATTCATAACCTGTCTAAAAATCACCTTGAGTACAACGTACAAGATACTGATAAGAAAGCTAATGAGACCAAAGGCCCGTACACCTGTGAAACATTTAAGAAGCTAAACCCTAGCGGTTGTGAAGGTTGCACCCACAAATTTACTTCGCCCATTCAGCTTGGCAAGGAGATCCTTGAAGCCGAGGAAGAGCAAGAGGTAATGGAGGTTGAGCCAATTACTAAAGAGCTACGCACCTATATTATTCCCAAGTATCCGTACCCGTTCTTTAGGGGCAAGTCAGGCGGTATCTTTGTGCATAAAAAAGCCAAGGAAGACGAGGAGGAGTTTGATGATTTAATTTATCCGTATGATTTTTATGTGGTTAAACGGATGGCTGACCCCGACCACGGTGAGACCATACTGCTTAGATTGCATCTGCCCAAAGATGGAGTACGTGAGTTCATCATGCCTTTAACTGCGGTGATGGCTAAAGAAAAATTTAGAGACACAGTTGCCTCATACGGTGTGACTGTATTAGGTAAAAAACAGGATGAACTTATGTCATATGTAACCAAGTGGGTAGAAGAATTGCAACTTACATCGGGGGCGGAACAAGCCCACAAGCAATTTGGTTGGCTAGAAAATGAAAGCAGTATTATTGTTGGCGATAGAGAAATACGTGCTACAGAAATCGCATACAGCCCACCATCTGCACCGACACTACCACTTGCACCCTTATTCCAACCAAAAGGAGATTTTCATGTTTGGAAAGATGTTAT